TTGACGAATTACAACCGGCAATGGATAACGCCATGAATTTTGGTTTCGGCGATAAAATAATATACAGCCAGACAGACCAGACGCCCGTGCAAATTTCCGCCATTTATACGCCGAGCTACGAAACTGTCAAACTAATAGACGACATCGAGGTGCCAAGCTATAGCCCGGCCTATGACATCAAACTGGCAGATCTTTCATTCAGACCAAAAAAGCACGACCGCATTACAGCCTTAAGCGGAAAAATATTTGAAGTACATACGATAGAGGCAATAGGGCAGGGCCGGGTAATGCTGATAACCTTTGAGGTGTAAAATGAGTCATATTAAAGAAATCCGCGACACGGCTATTACAGTTTTAAACAATGCCTGCATTATTGACAACAAGGTTACACACTCAAATATTATTCCAGCCGATGCAAAGGAATTGCCGAAGATAAACGTCCATATTGACACCACAAACGGCACCAACACTGCCAACAATGCAAATATGTTTGATACCGACATCGAGCTGACTATTGACATGCTAGACAGTGCCGAAAGCGATGAACAACTGGCAGATACACTATCCGAGTATCTGGAAAAGGTGATGAATACACTTTTCGGCTCTTTAAAAATCGCCCGTCTGGCAAAACTGGAAAGCTACAAAAGCACTACAGAGCCAAACATAGCCGGACATAAAAGACTCGGCTTAACACAACTGGTTATCAGCTACAGCTACAAGGAAGAATTCGCTTATGACCTAAGCGCCGAAAACGACCTTGACGAAATACACATTAAACAAAAGCACGCTGGCAAAATTGCCACCGAAACAATTATCACAAACGGAGATTGACATGGTTACAAAACACCTCAAACCCCGCGACGGCCTGAAGGTGCGGAACCCGAACAAGATCGGCATGCCGCATATTAAAACCGCCGGGGAAAAAATCCGCATGAATCGCTACTGGTGGTCGCTCTTACGCCGTGGCGACGTGGTGGAAGTTACAAAACCGGACACCCAAAAAAACGCAACTCCCAAGCCAGAAGAAGGCAGCAAGGACGGTGAATAATGATATCTTACAACCGTATTCCCAAAAACTGGCGCAAGGCTTCGTGGCTGGCAGAAATGGATAACAGTGCCGCCAACAGTGGCGCATCCGGCGGAACACAAAACCTGATAATTGCCCAGAAAGCAAAAAACAGCCTGCAGGCAGCCAATACCACATCCGAGTTAATCAGCAACCCCGACCGCGCCATGACACTGTTCGGCCAAGGCTCCATGGCCCACCGCATGGCCATTGCCGCACTGGCCACCAACAAAAACAGCGAGTTTTACATCATTGGCGTGGACGACCTCGAGGCCGGAACCCGGGCCAAGGGCAGCATTACCGTGGCCACTGTACCCACCGCCGACGGAGTGATTAACCTTTACCTCGGCGCATCGCTTTTAAACGGCAAGGTGCAGATCGGCGTTGAAAAATACGACCCGGACGAAACCGAGGCCGAAACACTGGCAGCCATAGCCACCGATATCAAAGAGGCCATCAATACCTATGGCGACGAAATGAGCAGTGGCAACTTAACCGTTGGCCAGCCCTACGAAATCACCGCCCAGAGCGATCTGGACTTCACTGCCGACGGTGCTGCCGACAGCAATGTGGGGACAATATTCTGGGCCATCCACGCCACCCTGACACTGACCGCCAGCGACAAGGTGCGCCCGATCAGCAACAATCTGGCACTGTTTGCCTCAGTGGCCACCGCCACCCCCACCAAGGTTGACTTGACAGCAAAACACAAGGGCAGCCTTGGCAACAACATCGACATCCGCTTTAACTACTACGGCACACAGGCCGGAGAGAGCCACCCGGCTGGTATCAGCTACACCGTGGCCGACATGTCCGGTGGAATTGGCGACCCCGATATCAGCGAGGCCCTGGCAGCCATCGGCACCCGTAAATATTTCAGCATTGCATGTCCCTTTGCCGACACCAGCAACCTAAATTTACTACAGGCCGATTTCGACGACCGCTGGGGACCGACGGAGCAACACTACGGCCACAGCTGGAGTGTTAAAGATGGCACAGTGGCCGAATCGGGCACCTTTGGCAACGGCAGAAATGACCCCGCAGTGACCGCCTTTGTGGCGGACAAGTTTCCCACACCACCGGAAGAAATTTTGGCCGCAGCAACGGCCAAAGCAGTGGCCTCACTGGAAATTGATCCGGCTCTGCCGCTACATACTCTCAACCTATCTTACATCCTGCCACCGGACATTGACGACCGCTGGGACGGCGTGATGGAAAACACACTGTTATACGATGGCGTGTCCCCGCTAACCTACAACGGCGATATGGTGCAGCTCGGTAGATGCATTACCACATACCAGTTTAACGATACAGGCATCGCCGACGACAGCTATCTGGATGTTACCACCCGCTACACCCTGCAGGCCGTAACCGAGTTTCAGAGAGCGTGGATCATGTCGAAATATTCCAGACATAAACTGGTACCAAACGGGACACCCATCCCCGACGGCCATGCAGCGGTAACACCAAACACCATCAAGGGCGAAATGATTGCCTCTTACATGTTTCTGCAGGACGACCTCGTAATCGTCAGCAATCTGGCGGAATACATGGCGACCTTGACGGTGGAAATCAACGCTCTTGATCCCAAACGACTGGATATCGAGGCTCTGCCGGTACTGGCCAGCCAACTGGATGTAATCGCCCTGAAACAGAAGTTTTTACTGTCGTTTAAAAAAGCGGCCTAAACCATAAACACCGCTCCCCTGTAAAACGGGGAGCGTATTAACGGAGATTACCATGGGTAAAAAAGTATCAGGGACTATCGAGTCCCTCACAGTGGACGGCAAGCCCTTCACCATCGGCGAGGGCACCTTTACCGTCAATGTAGACGGCAAAGAAAGAACAATGAAGCCGAACTCCCCGTATTACGAAGAGAAAAAAACAAATACCTTTATCAAAGGTACGGTAATGCTTGTCCCGGGCATCAAGTCCAAAGAAATCACCGGCATTGTGGACAAAACCACCCAGCTAGTCGGTGCCAACGGTACGACATATGTCTTAAAAGACGCCAACTACTGCGGCGCACCCAATCTGGATGTTTCTGGTGGTATAGCGCCGGTTGAATTTGGCGCAGGCCCGGACGATGGCAAAGAAATAACGCCATAACAAATCACCCAATAACTTGAATTAAAAATAAAACAGGAGCAAACAAAATGAAAACTTACGAATTAACCAGCAAAGAAGACGCAGGTACCGAGCTGCAGCTCGACCGCCCCATAGTTATTAGTGGCGAAAAAGTGGAAAAAATCTACTTCCGCGAAATCACCATCAACGATTTCATCGAAATCGAGGCTGCGGCTACAAAAGGCAGTACACTGGCCAACGTTACCTTAATTTCATTGCTCGCCGGTATAAGTCCGGCAGTCGTCAAAACCATGAAATCCTCTGATTTCTTTGCAGCCTCAAGTGAGATCGAATCTTTTTTATCAGCCGACGAAACGGAGGCCCTGGCCGAAATCAAAGGCATGGGCAAGGTAACCTCTGCCGTCGCGCATGGGAGCTAATCCCGGCCAATTATGACGACTGGGAGGCCGACCTTGCCTATACCTACAAGGTCGCCCCAGCCGAAATGGGTAAAACGCCCCTAAGCGTATTTTTAAAGTGGATCGACCAAACCAATCGTTTATATGACCGTCTAAACCGGGAGACTGACAACAATGGCTAATCTGGCAGTAAAAGCAAAAATCATTGCACAGGACTTAATGAGTCGCCCTGTCATAAAGATGGCCAAAACTACCCGCTCGAGGCTCGGCACGGCACTTTTAAAAGTACGTAAACAGGCTGAAAAACTTAACAAGCGACTTAAAAAACTGGGAGGCTTTGCCGTCAAGGTCGCCAAATATGGCGCAGCCATGACGGCTGCCTTTGCCGGTTTTGCCGTCAAAAAGTTCATAGACTCAGGCGACGAAATTGCCAAATTTTCGCGACAGGTAGGGATATCTGCCGAGCGGCTGCAGGAACTACGCTATGCCTCGGAACGGGCGGGCGTGGGTAGCAGCTTACTGGATTCGGCCCTGGCAAAATTAAATAAAAGACGGGGCCAATTGCAGGGCAATCAGGGCGCATTGTTTTCCGGTCTGAAAAAAGTAGACCCCGGATTATTAAGACAGCTCAAAGCTGCCAAGGACAACGAGGCCGCCTTTAATCTGATTGTCAAGGCGATAGACGCAACCAATGATCCGGCCAAAAAAGCAGCCATCGCCAGCGCAGCCTTTAGCAATTCTGGCTTGAAAATGACCCGCATGGCCGAGGGCGGCACCAAGGCCCTGGCAGATCTAAGTCGCGAGGCTCATAAGTATGGGCTTATATCAACTAAACAATCAGGCGATGCCGAAAGCGGGGCCGATGCAATTTTAAATCTAAAAAGAGCCTTTGCCGGTCTTAGTAATACCATCGGCGCCAAACTGGTACCGATACTCACACCAATGATACAGCAATTTGCCGACTGGATAGCCCAAAACCGCAAATTAGTGGCCAGCAAACTGCAAAAATTTATCAGTGCGACAGCCGAAGCTTTAAAAAACTTCGACTGGGAATCGTTTAAGTCCGGGCTTACCTCGGCCATCACCATGATCGGCACCATCGCTAAATGGTTTGCCTCGTGGAAAATAGCAATTGCAATACTGGCAGTAACGATAACATCACTTTTAACACCCGCCCTGATAACCATGTTCGGCTTTATTGCTGCCAATCCGATAACCATCTTAATAGCCGGAATAGCCATGGCCGTCATTGGTCTGGCAAGCATCATTTACCGCAACTGGGAGCCGATAAAGGAATGGTTTAGCAACTTATGGGACGCCATCGGCGGCACCGTTTATCACATGGTGGAGATCATAAAAAACATCTGGGACGGCCTGAAAGAATACGCCGTAATCATCTGGGATGCCATTGGCGGGACTGTTTACCACATGGCCGAGAGGCTAAAAAAGATCTGGTCCGGAGTAAAAACATTTTTAAGTGGCATCTGGGAGAGCATCAAGGGCGGATTCATGGATGCCATGGAAAAAATAAAACCGATATTAGATAAAATTACCAAACCGATAAAACTGATAATAGAGGGCGCAGGCTGGGTTAAAGATAAACTAGGATTTGGAGATACTCCAACAAACGCCACAACAGGCCCGCAGGCAACCCCAAGACAAAATCCGACACAAAGCCGTATGCCACAGGGTTTTCAAACCTCCCAGGCACCACAACAACCCTTTAACGCCGAAATGAAAATCAAGGTCGAAACCGATAACGGCTCTACTGTTACGGTTAAAAAAGTTAAAACCAACGCCAACACAAAGGTAGCCACCAACGTGGGCACCAGCTCCATGGCTTACGGATATTGATATGACCAGTTTAAACCAAGATATCAGCCAGGCAATGAGCGAGCTGGACAAGGACAAATCGCCGCTAGACAATCGCCTGTCTAAATTTGCCGATAAAATATCCAGCATACAGGCAAAACCCTTTGACTGGCACAGCAAGCTTTTGCCCGCCAGTTACAAGGGTGTAGAGTTTTTTGTCATTGACCGCAAGATATCCGGCGACCACCGCAACCCGCAACACGACTACCCCAACAAGGATGTGGGACACGTGGAGACCATGGGACGCAAACTGGAGAGCTACAGCATTACCGCCTTTGTTGCAGGCGACAACTATCTGGACAAACGCAAAGCCTTACTGGATGTTTTAAGAAAGACCGAGCCGGGCACCTATGTTGACCCCTACGACGGCGAGATAACGGCAGTCTGCGGGCCATACGAAAACGCGGAGACCATCGCCATCGGCATGACCTCTGCCTTTACCTTTACCTTAACCGAGGCGGGCGATTATCAGGAGTTTAAAGGTGTACCCAAAAACGGCCCCGAACCCGTACTCGATGCAGTAAGCGAGACCTTACAACAGGCCATAGATGACCTCCTCGAGACCATAGAGCTTGCAGGCGCACCCGCTCGCGTAGTTTCTGCCGCGATACAGAAAGTCAGATCTGAAGCCGAACTCATTAAACGCAAGGCCGAATCTCAAACTTCCGCGTTTTACGACTCGGTAAAAGAGCTTATAAAGCACCTCGGCATTGACGCAGGCTCTGACACTATTAACGCAGATAACCTTAAAAGCCTGCAGGATGCAGCTCTCGATCTGCCGACACCCGCAGCCATACAACAGGTAGCCCGCTTTAACAACGTGCCTTACGACACAGTCATAAGCGCCATATCGCCGACCGAACAGAGCATCGAGGCCAATACCATCGCCCAGAACAAATTTAACCTGACCACATATCTCTGCGTGGCCGCGCAAAACGCAATGGATTATGAGTTTTCCACAGCAAAAGAGACCACCAACACCCGAGACCAGCTTGTCTACAAATTACACCGCGCAGGCCATCAGGATCTTGCTATAAAATTATACAACTACCTGACACAACTGGCAGGCACACTGCCAGACAGCACAACCATAAGACCGACCGTGTTTACCAGCACACTGGAACTGGCACAACAGCTCTACGGTGATGCCACCCGCGCCGACGAAATAGCCGAGCGCAACGAGATAGAACACCATGGTTTTATCATTAACCAATCGCTGGAGGTGTTAAATGCCTGACATCGCCACCATGCAGGTTGAAGGGATGGAATATTCCGGCTGGAAAACCTTGTCCATACCGACGAGCATCGAAAACTGTGCCACCGCCTTTAATTTTGAGGCCAGCTTATATGATCCTGCCAAACTGGCTGATTATAAACTGCTTGAAGGTATGGCCTGCAAAATAGCCTTAAACAGCGACAAAGTGGTGGACGGATACATTGACAGCGTAAAACTGGGACAAGCCCCGGACAACCGCAGTATCAATATTAGTGGCAGATCAAAGACAGCCGATGCCGTAGATTGCTCTGCCATCTGCGACACGGGACACTTTAAAAAACAGAAAATTGAAATAATAGCCACTGTATTAAACAACTTTTATAAAATCGCAACGCTCTGTGACGTGAACACCGGCGACGCAATCTTAAAACATGTAATCGAAACCGGCGAAACCGTTTATCAGTCCATAGAGCGCGCTGCACGGCTTAAAGGCTTATTGATAACCGACACCATTGATGGGCAAATGCACATTACCCGCGCAGGAAGTAGCCGCGCCCATGACGCCCTGATAGTCGGCGAAAATGTTAAAAGCACCGACGCATCTTTTGCCACTGAAAACCGCTACTCGGAATATCGTGTCCATGGCCAGACCAAGGGCAGCGATAAAATACACGGACAAAAGGCTTGCCAAAACATCGGAATCGCTAAAGATCCGCTGATAAAGCGGCCAAGGGTTTTAATTATCAAGGCCGAGGGCCAGGCAAACAAGGAACAATGCCAGACCAGAGCTAATTGGGAGTCCGCTATCCGCGCGGCTAAATCAATCAGGATAAACGTTGTAGTCAAAGGCTGGCATCAATCAAACGGCCAGTTATGGACTAAAAACAGCATAGTCCAGTATGTCAACAAAGACTTTGGCATCTCAGCCGAATTTTTGATTGTCGATGCAACTTATGAGCAATCAAACGACGGCACCAGCACTACCATGACACTTTCGCCACCTGAAAGCTATCAGCCACTAGAGATAACTAAAAAAACAGCCAATAAAAACACCACTAACGCATTTGAGGACACCTTACGATGACCCGCGACGACCTGATACAAGCCATAGCTCCATTTATCCGCCCGCTGAAAAACCGCGTGCAGGATCTTGTTTTGCGTGGCTTTGTTACCATGGTAAACGACGGTCTTAAAACCCAGAAACTACAGGTGGGAATTTACGCAGGCGAGACACAGGACGACGTTGAACGCTTCCAGAATTACGGCCATACATCGGTGCCGCTTAAAGACTCTGAGGCAATTATCTTCTCCGTCGGTGGCGACCGCAGCCATGCCGTTTGCATCTGTGTAAATGACCCGGAACGTCGCTTAAAAGATATGCAACCCGGCGAAAGCGCACTTTATGACGACCAGGGCCAATTCGTCAAAATTGCCCGCGATGGTATCAATACTAAAACGGATAAAAATGTAAACACAGACTGCAAAGCTGCCACCACCACCGCAGAGTCAATTAATGCAAAATCAAGCGATATTACGCTGGGACTATCCGGCAGTGATAACGTTGTAACCGCAACAAGACTGGTTACAGCAATAACCGCAGCTCAGACCGCCGTTGAGGAAGGATCATTACCGGACAGTGGCACAGTCTTTAAAACCAACTTAATAACCCAGGTGCAGACATTAGCAGGGTCCAGCCTTTTAAAAGCTGATTGAGGATAAAACATGTCAATAGAAAATATAGATTCTTTTTTA